CTTCGCCCAAGGCGAAGAAGAAGGTTGAGAAAGTGATGGGTGAGTTCAAGCGTGGCAAGCTGAAGTCGGGTTCTGGCCAGAAGGTCAAGAGCCGTGATCAGGCTGTTGCCATTGCGTTGTCTGAAGCCCGTGGCGCCATGCAGCGTAAGTATGGCGGCAAGGGCATTACCATGTACAAGGACTCGGTGGGTCGTCGGTTTGGTGACATGATGGAAGATCCGCGCAATGCGGGTGCCGGAATGCGCAATGCCGGTCGATTTATTATGGATGCTCCTAAGTACAGCGAGAAAGAGCGGCAGGCCATGCAAGAGGTCAAGGATGCCGAGATGACTCGCAAGATGCGGGAAGCCCGCCGTAAGTTCTACAATCAAGGTAAATAGGAGATTGAAATGATGAATTGTCGTGGTATGGGTGCGGTTACCAAGAAAGCCAAGGGGAAAAAGATTCCGGGTAAGCTCAAGGGCTATGCTCAAGGCACAGGAATTAGTGGGTATAAGCCAACTAATTCTTGGGCTAACGATAAGTTTAGAATGGTAACTCCGAACGTGAAAGATCAGCCTTTGAGCGATGCAGCCCGGGCTGCTATGCGAGAAAAAGCAAAGCAGTATGAAGCTGCTTCAGCTGCCAAGCAGCATCTTCGTTTTTATGAAAGTAAGACGAAAGGCCCTAATGTTAGAAACACCGGTAGTGGCGGTGGCATGGGCATCGGTTCTGGTGGCGCTATGGCTCGCGGTATGCCGACTAGCGGATTACCTGATAAGAAGGGCGTTATTACCGTTGAAGAAACTGGCATGAAACGCGGCGGTAAAGTTAAGTTTAAGAAAAAAGCCAAGGCCAAGATGGTCAAGCGCAAGATGAAAGGTAAGAGCTGCTAATGACCACTAGCGCAACATCGACGTTCAATCTCGACCTCAACGCTATTGTTGAAGAGGCGTTTGAGCGTTGTGGCGCTGAACTCAGATCGGGCTACGACCTGCGGACTGCGCGGCGTAGCCTGAATCTGATGCTAATGGAATGGGCTAATCGGGGAGTGAATCTCTGGACGGTAGAGCAAGGCAGCCAAGTGCTGACGCCCGGCACTGCCACTTACAATCTGCCCGTTGACACGGTCGATTTGCTAGAGCATGTGATTCGCACTGGCACTGGGCAGAACCAAACTGACATCGACATCACGAGAATCTCTGTCAGTACCTTCGCGTCTATCCCAAACAAGACTGCCCAAGGACGTCCTATTCAAGTTTGGATTGATCGCAAGTCAGGACAGACTAACTCCGCGAGTGTGGTGCAATACCCCACCTTCACGGTGTGGCCAGTCCCTGATAACAGCCAGACTTATACTTTCGTGTACTGGCGCTTGCGCCGCATGCTAGATGCAGGCACTGGCGTGACCAATCAGGACGTGCCATTCAGATTCTTGCCTTGCTTGGTAGCAGGGTTGTCGTATTTCTTGTCAGTGAAGATCGCACCGGATCGTATGGTCGCATTAAAAGCTATGTACGATGAGAGCTGGGAACTTGCAGCTGGCGAGGATCGTGAAAAGGCTGCGGTGCGTTTCGTTCCTCGACAACAGTTCTTGACGGGCTAAGCCATGCCGGTGCCTTTTGCATCAGGCAGGCATTCGATAGCCGAATGCGATCGCTGTGGGTTTCAATACAAACTCAGCGAGTTAAAAGAGCTGGTCATCAAGACGCAGAATGTCAACATTCTGGTTTGCCAAGAATGCTGGGAACCCGACCAGCCGCAGTTGTCTCTGGGTATGTACCCAATCGAAGACCCGCAAGCGGTTAGAAACCCTCGCCCAGATACCAGCTACTACGCTGTCGGAGCCAATGGCGCTGGAGGCAGCCGCATGATTCAGTGGGGATGGAACCCTGTAGGCGGTGCCAGAGCGTGGGATAATGGTCTTACGCCAAACGATCTAGTAGCCACTGGCGGTGTAGGCACTGTCACCGTAAGTACAACTTGAGATAACCATGAACTACGCACAATTAAGCGCCGCTATCCAAGAGTACTGCCAATCGACCGAAACGTCGTTTGTTGCAAACATTCCGACTTTCGTGAAGCAGGCCGAGAAACGTATCTACAACATGATACAGTTTCCGTCGCTTCGCAAGAATGTGACGGGTACTACCTCATCAGGCAATAAGTACTTGGCATGCCCTGATGATTTTTTGGCCCCGTATTCTTTGGCGGTGATACTGGCTGATGGAAGCTATGAGTATCTTCTGAATAAAGATGTGAACTTTATTCGCGAGTCCTATCCCACTCCAACATCCACTGGCACCCCTGCGTACTACGCATTGTTCGGCCCTCGTTCAGATCAAGCAACTGAACTCACGTTCTTGTTAGGCCCCACCCCGAATGCTGCCTACACAATGGAACTGCACTACTTCTTCTACCCCTCGTCGATCGTAGATACGGGTACAAGTTGGTTAGGTGATAACTTTGATCCGGTATTGCTGTATGGCTCCCTAGTTGAAGCCTACACATACCTTAAAGGCGACCCTGACTTGCAGACTCAATATGAGAACAAGTACAAGGAAGCGATTCTGCTTGCCAAGAGACTTGGCGATGGCATGGAGCGTCAAGACGCTTATCGCAGTGGGCAGGCTAGGATTCCTGTGACATGAGTGGGTTTAGCGGCGGCATGCAGATAGGCCCGGTCAATGTTTTTACCACGCAAAACCGTGGCTTTACGGCAGAAGAGATTGCAGATAGGGCTTTAGATAAGATCATCTATGTAGGTGATCAAAGTCATCCTGCCATCTTGGAGCAGGCAAAAGCCTACAAGGAATATATCCGGGAAGTGCTAGTCAAGTATTTGAAAGAGGCTCAGCAAAGCGAACGCACGACCATTTGTGCCAAGCTCACTTTGCAAGGGCATAGTGATTTGGCAAAGATCATAGGAGAACTGTAATGGCAATTAGCCAAGCAATGGCGACCAGCTTTAAGGTCGAGATCCTCAACGGTATTCATGCGTTCGGAACTTCAGTTGTTCGCGGTTCTACCACCGCTGACACGTTCAAGATTGCGCTGTACACCTCGTCTGCGTCTTTGGATGCGGCGACCACGGCATATTCAGTCACGAACGAAGTGAGCGGCACTGGCTACAGCGCAGGCGGCAACACGCTCACCGTTTCACAAGTCCCGACATCGAGCGGCACGACCGCGTTTTTGGACTTTGCGGACACGACTTGGACTACTGCCACAATCACCGCCAATGGAGCGTTGATTTACAATAGCACCCAGTCCAACAAGGCAGTGGCTGTGCTGGCATTTGGTGGTGACAAGACCTCCACCGCTGGTGACTTCACGATTCAGTTCCCGACCGCTGACGCTTCTAACGCGATCATTCGCATCGCTTAATTAGGAACCCAGTGGCTACAGGCTGGGGATTAGGTGGCTGGGGTGAATCCGGTTGGGGTTCAGTCAACAATGTCACCATTGCGTTTGAGGGTTGGAATGCCTCCGGCGTAGCCTGGGGGGAGCAGGGATGGGGTGAAGGTCACACCAATGTGACCGGTACTGGGGCGGTTGGCACTGTTTTTGTCGACGCTGTCACGAATATCGTAGTTAACGCTACGGGTGTTCAGGCGATTGGCGCGACTGGCTCCGTTTCTGTACTTACTGATCAGGTCTTATCTGTTACCGGGGTTTCGGCAACCCCTGCTATTGGCACCGTTGTTGTTTCTGGTGTAGCTAATGTAACCGTAACGGGTAACTCGGCTACTGCCACTGTTAACTCGGTTACCGTCAGGACTCAGCAGGTTGTATCGGTAACTGGAGCGGCAGGCACTACTGCTCTAGGCAATGTCACTGTCACTGGAAATGCGCTGGTTGCCGAGACGGGAGTTTCAGCAACAGGCGCTACCGGATCTGTTGATGTCCAGACTGACCAGATTCTGGATGTCACAGGGGTATCTGCCACTGGTTCTGCTGGCACCGTCTCGATAGCCCTTGGCTTCACTGTATACGCCACTGGCGTACAGGCGACAGTTACCGCAGGGTCAGTTATTGTCAGTGGCCAAGGCAAGGTAATTCTGACGAGCGGAGTTCAGGCTCAAGGGATCATTGGCTACTACAACATCTGGTCTCTGGTGGACACCACACAGAACGCTTCTTGGCAAGATATTGGAACTTTACAGTCAGCGAATTGGGTTAATATCTCAACCACCCAGTCGCCTAATTGGACGCAGATTGCTGCATAGGGGTAATTGAATGGCAACTTATAGCAACCTTGGTATCAAGCTGATTACCACGGGCGATGAAAGCGGTACTTGGGGTACTAGCACCAACAACAACTTTTCCGATGTAATTGACGAGGCCATTGCCGGTGTCATCACGTACAACATCGGCAGCGACGCTAACTTCACCCTAACGGTATCGGACGCAACATCTAGCGATGCGCGACACGCCGTTATCAAGTTTACCTCGGTTTCGTTAGCAGCCACCCGTACTTGCACATTTGCCCCTGATGATCTGCAGAAGGTATGGGTGGTCATTAACGCCACGACCGGCGGGCAGTCCCTGACGTTCAAACAAGGCTCCTCTGGAGCCACCGTTACGGTAGCCAATGGCGAGAGTGCCATCATCTACTCCGATGGCGCAGGAGCCAGCGCAGGAGCTATTACGCGGGTTCTGGATAGCTTCACTAACACTGCTGTCACAACCACCACGCTGAATGCCACGACTGGCAACATCACCACGGTCAATGCGACCACGGTGGATTCTACCAATCTAGAGGTGACAAACCTCAAGGCCAAGGACGGCACGGCAGCGGGTTCGATTGCGAACTCAACAGGCGTGGTTACCCTTAACTCAGCCGTCCTTACCACGGCAGACATTAACGGCGGCACTGCCGATGGTGTCGCTATCGGCTCTAGCTCGGCTTCATCTGGTGCGTTCACTACGCTCTCCGCCACCGGCGTCACGACGGTTCAGGCAGGCACTAACTCAGCCCCTGCGATTACCACGACTGGCGATACCAACACCGGTATCTACTTCCCCGCTGCTGACACGGTAGGCTTTGCTGAAGGCGGTACTGGGTTTAAGGTGGGTTATCGCAACGTCCCGCAATCAGGCAGTGACAAGACCACCTCGTACACCCTCGCTACTAGCGACGTAGGTGAATTCATTGGTGTCGGCGCATCAGGTTCCATTACGATCCCGGATGCTACCTTCTCTGCGGGAGATGTCGTCTCGGTGTTCAACAACACCTCGGGTAACGTCACGATCACCTGCACTATTACCACTGCCTACATTGCCGGCACGGATAGTGACAAAGCCACCGTCACACTAGCTACTAGGGGCGTAGCCACGATACTATTCCTCTCAGGCACGGTCTGCGTCATCACTGGAAATGTGAGCTAAAGATGTCTGGTAGCCAGCAGCTTCTTTTGGGAAGTGGTCAGGGTGCAGCTCCTGCTGTAGACCCCTACTTCTATTCGGTCACCTCGCTGCTGCACGGCGATGGCACCAATGGCGGCCAGAACAATACGTTCTTGGATTCGTCCACCAACAACTTCACCATCACGCGCAACGGGAATACCACCCAAGGCTCGTTTAGCCCGTTTAGTCAGACGGGGTGGGGGAATTACTTCAATGGGCCAAATACCGGCTCGTACCTTCGCACCCCGGCAAGCACCGACTTTCAGTTAGGTACGTCTGACTTCACGATTGAGTTTTGGGCGTACACAACTGACATCACCAGCGACACGACTGTTTGCCAAACAGATTCGGGTGGAAGCGGCTTTTTTGGAATGTTGCTTAACTATTCCAACGGCACCAACATTACTTGGTATGCGACAAGCAACGGCAGCAGTTGGAACGTAATTAATGGCGGCGTTTTATGTTCAGCCGCGAGCATTAGAAATACATGGACGCACTTTGCGTATGTTCGTAATGGAAGCACGTTTACGGCGTATGTAAATGGCATTGCTGTTTATACGACTACGAGTTCTGCGTCTATTTACCAATCGGCCAATCAGTTTGTTTTTGGCAGTTCTTTTGCAGGATCGCATCCGTCTAACTTTGGCGGTCATCTTTCTAACTTTCGGTATGTGAAAGGCACGGCGGTTTACACCTCCAACTTCACGCCCAGCACCACCCCGCTTACCGCAATTACCAACACTAAACTGTTGAGTTGCCAAGCCAATCGCTTTCTTGATGCCAGCGCAAGCGCACATACGCTTACGGTCGGCGGCTCCCCCTCCGTCCAACCCTTCTCCCCCTTCAACCCCATCACGCCGTACTCAACCAGCAGTATCGGTGGCAGCGGGTATTTCGATGGGAGTGGAGATTACTTAACGCTTGCATCAAACACGAACCTTGCGATGGGTTCTGGTGATTTCACCGTTGAGTTTTGGATATATAAAGCCGCGTCTGGAACACAGTCCATTTTGGACTACGCCTCAAGCGGAGGGTTTGGCTGCTTTATTACAGACACGCAAATTACTGCGTTTATCACCGTTTCAACGACATACCCTGTTAATGCAGTCGTCCCGCTTAATTCGTGGAACCACATTGCGTTTGTTCGTTCTGGAACAACGCTGACAACGTATTTGAATGGCGTTTCACAAGGCACAAACACAACAAGCACCAATTTTACATCGCCAAGCACTTTGTTTATTGGCCGTAACGCTGGCGTTGCTATTGAACACCTTAACGGTTATTTAAGTGGGTTACGTCTCATAAAAGGTTCTGCGGTCACGCCAACCTTAACTGCCCCTCCAACGGCGGTTACAAATACCCAACTGCTCTGCAACTTCACCAACGGAGCCATCTTCGACAACGCTGCTGTTGCCGACTACGAGACTGTGGGCAATGCCCAGATCAGCACTAGCGTGAAGAAGTACGGCACGGGGTCGTTGGCGTTTGATGGGACGGGGGATTACCTTGTTACTTATGCTCCATCAACGCAATCGTTTGCGTTTGGAACCGGGGATTTTACAGTTGAATTTTGGTACTACTCTAACAATAGTGGCGTACAACAAATTCTTTACGATTCAAGGCCATCAGGTACAAACGGTGTATATATTACGCTGTATAAAACAAGTGGCAACGTAATAGAACTTTACGTTAATAACGGAGTTCGTTTAACAGGAACAACCACCTTGTCCTCTGGTGTTTGGTATCACATTGCTTTGTGTCGAACTGCATCACAAACTAAGATTTTTGTTAATGGCACGCAATCTGGTCCAACATATGCAGACACTAACTCATATTTAAACGGAACAAATCGACCGGTTATTGGCTCGGATTCTGCAACGGTTGGCAATTTACCTCTTAATGGTTACATTGACGACCTGCGTATCTCCAAGGGTATCGCTCGCTACCCCTACAACTTCACGCCCCCAACGGCAGAGTTCCCCAATATCGGCGGCACGGTCACGCTGACTGCCGATCCATACTTCGACTACACCACTCTGCTGCTGCCCGGTAACGGCACGAACGGAGCGCAGAACAACACGTTCCTCGATTCGTCCACGAACAACTTCACGATCACCCGCAACGGCAACACGACGCAGGGTACGTTCTCGCCCTTCTCGCAGACTGGGTGGGGGAACTACTTTGATGGCAACGGAGATTATTTGACGCTGGGAGGCCAAACAGAGTTCGCGTTTGGAACAGGCAATTTTACCATTGAGTTTTGGGTTTATTTCCAAGATTCCAGCACTCAAGTGATTC